ATTTGGATTATATCGTATTATTGTTATGTTTTTGTCTAATAAATATTTTTCTCGATTTTGTTCGTATATTATGTTTCTATCTTTATGGTCATTTTCATCACATTCGATCGCCAAATTATAATCTTCAAAATATAAATCAATATAATATGGTCCAAATCTTTTTTGACGCTTTAGTTTCAGCGCATCAGAGAAAGAGTTTTCTATAAAACCAATAGTTTGGGTTTCTATAGTCATAGCAATATTTACGTGGCCACAATTTTCATTGATTTTTTTTATGTATCGATTTTTTAAATTGTATGAGTTTTTTACCAAATTAAATGTTTCATCCGTCAAAAACATATGTATGCGATTTTGTCCGCCTCTCTGATGTAAATTTTCGAATTGTTTTGTTTCAATAAAATGAATACCTTCTTTGAAATTCTTTTTTAAATATGTAGTTAAACAAACCTTTTTGGTGTTGAATAAACTTACACATTCATCAATATTTTTGGTAAATTTTGTTTGCATTTATTTATTGTTTATATAATAATTATATTTAAGTCCTCTATATAAAATTTTAATAATTATATCAACGATTGCTTTGCCAACTTGCGATGCGAACATTAATTGCTTTTACTTTTTAAAACCAAAAACAAAACCCTCTATATAAAATTGAATACACCTTTATATAACCCAATAAATCATATTATTATGAAGTGTTTGAGCAAAGACCGAAACGGTAATGGGTGTCGGAACACCCACCTTTGCGAAAGTCGATTTTGTAAAAACCACCAGTATATGAATGATTATACCAATACAATGCTCGAGACTCTACAATTATGTAGAGGATGTAAAAAAATGTATTGGTTTGAAGGAGACATAAAAACTTGCGATAAGTGCCGTGATCGAGGCAAAGAGACGCGCAGTGAAGCATCAATAAGCGTAATCCCATGTGGGAAAGAAGGATGTAGTAATAAAAGATCTACCGAAAACGCATATTGCGGCTTACATCAGGTCTGTTTGTTTGTCGATGAAACATCAGCATTGGGTAAAAAACTATGCCGAAACTATGTGCGCGGTTGTCGGGCGCAACTTGATGCTGAATATGAATATGTGCGTTGTCTCACGTGTTTGGAAAAGGAGAGGGAACACGATAAAGCAAAGCGTTCGGTTGTATCAACCGAAATAGTGGACGGAAGAAAACAATGTTCGGTTTGTTGCGGGTTTAAACCAGTAGAAGATTATATTGGTATAAATAATCAAGAAACCAAAACGTGCTCACATTGTAGAGACGATTTTAGAAAACAAAATGAAAAACGAGACAAAGAACACGTGCGAGAATTAGATAGGAAAAATTCAAAGAAACCAGAGAGGGTTGCTGTCAAGAATGAATGGAATAAAGCAAATCCAGAAAAGGTTGCTTTAAAAGAAGTAAATAAACGAAATCGTAATTATGAAGGATGCGTTAATTTAACCAAAGAACAATTTGATACTATTACAAAACAACCATGTTATTACTGTGGAATTATGCAAGAAAAGGGTTTTAACGGAATTGACCGTATGGATAGTATAAAAGGATATGAGATTGAAAATTGTGTAAGTTGTTGCACTGAATGTAATATGATGAAAGGTGCGGTAGACAATATAACATTTGTTAGGCGCGTTGAACATATTTTGACGCACAATAGTTTGCTGACTAATGGGAAAAGATATCCAGACGCATTTTCCAATCATAAAGGTTCAGCATTGTACGTATATAAACACAGCGCTAAGCGACGAAATTATATATTTGATTTATCTGAAGAGCAATATTATAATCTAATTAAAGAAAACTGTTATATTTGTGGGAAAAAAACAGATAACAATCATACAAATGGTATAGACAGATTTGATAATGAACAAGGATATACATTTCATAATTCAAATGCGTGTTGTGGTCAATGTAATATTATGAAAAAAGAAATGGATTATTTTGAGTTTATGAAAAAACTGCAGAAAATATATGAAAATTGTGGAAAAAAAGAAATGAAACAGCCAAGTATTTGTGTTGTGAATATATTAAATCATAACAAAAATAAAATTTGCTTTGAAAAACGCAAAGCAAACGCAAACAATTATTACCAAATTGAACCAAAATAAAAATCAAGGTTTGCTTTTGAGACCTCTAGATCAAAAAGTTGTGATACTCGATTTTAATTTAATTTTTTAATTTAAATTAAAATGTAACAGCAATCCTTAGCATAAACTGTAAGGTGCTATATAAAAATATTCGCTTAAGAGCTGTATGCGACACCACACATACCAGCCATCACGCGGAGGACGTTATAACTGTAAGCATACACTCTGACCTTAGCAGTGGATGTGCCGGCAACAGTTCCGGAAGAAAGGACAAGCTGAAGGGTAGCATTGTCGATTCTGGAGAAGTTGCACGTGCCTGAAGGCTGCTGTTCCTCAGGTCTGAGGGCGAACGAATACAAGTTGATTCCAGTGTCGGGGGCACGAGTGTGGTGCTGGAAGGGCTGGACAACGTCGAAGTAAGATCCCTCTCTCTCGGAGATACGATCTTGTCCGTTAAGCTGGAGCTTAGCGGTGACGACGGGGTTCTCTCCCCAGCAGTGCATGTCGAGGGCAGTCTCAGCGAGGACGAATGTGCCGGCATCGGACACATAAGATCCGGTGGGGGCAGCGCCGTCCTGGTTAAAGGTGCCGGTGCCGTGCCAGTCCTGGGTGGTTCCAGCTCCGCCAGAGACGAAGCCGTCAAGAGCGCCGGGCATCTGGAAGACGTTTCCGGAGATGAAGGCATTGACGCCGGAGGTCTCAGCGGGGCCGCCGAAGACGTGGATGGCGTTGGGGAGGGCATCGACAGCGTCGGTGTAGTTGAAGGGTTGAGATCCGAGAACCTTGTAAAGGACGTTGCCGGCCTCGAGGGAACTGCAGTAGTCAACGTTAGCATCAGGCTGGACAACCCAGATGAGCTCCTTGCAGGGGTGGTTGAAGTTAATCTTGATCTTGTTACTTGAAGATCCGACCGACTCATCACCAGTGTACTGGAGCTGCTCAATGAGGTACTCATGAGGGTTCTGGGCCATCTTTCTGCGCTCGTCAGTATCCAAGAAGATGAAATCAACGTAGATGGAGGCGGCAACAAGAGACTGCTGGTAAGCAGTGGTGACGGACTGAGATCCAGAAGAGGCAGTGAGAGACTTAACAGCCCACAAGCACTCACCAATAGGTCTGAAGTCAATGTTGATCTTGACCTCGTGGTATTGGAGGGCAACCAAAGGAAGAGCCAAACCGGGGTTTCGGCAGAACCAGAAGAGGAGGGGGATGTAGAGGGTGGTCTCAGGGAGGGCATTGCGGGGAGCGCAAACCTGACTGGGGCCAGTGGTGGAAGAGCAAGGTCCGTTGACGTCAGCGAAGGCAGGGTCGGTGATGTAGGTAAGCTGAGAGGTGTGACCAATCATCTTGTAATAACCTCTCTGCTGCTCGGACGACATAGTGAGCTGATTCCAGATGTGCATCCAGTCACCATATTGGCGGTCAATTCTCTGGCCTCCAATCTCGATCTCGACCTGGGCAATGAGCTGCTCACCGGGGTAATCCAACCAGCGGGCATAGACACCAGCCTCGCCGCTAGCCTTCATGGACTGGTTAATCTCGGGGAGAGTAACCTGGACATAGGTGCGGTAAGCCAAATCTCCGTTTCTGGAGATGGTGCAGGACACACGGCGACCAAAGTCGGCCTGACCGTTGAAGGTCTGCTCGATGGACTCCATGGCGAAGTTGGTGTGGCGTCTGTAAGACACCTTCCAGTAAGTGATCTCGGGGTTTCCTGTAAGGAAAATATCTTGGGCGCCGTAGGCGACTAACTGTAAAAGAGCTCCTCCCATTGTTTTTATATATTCCTAAAATATAATTTTTTCTAAAGTTGACCGCAGAATATTCGTATTAAAACGCGGTCAAAAATACCTATCCTCTAGAACACCTCTACATTCTTCTAGGAAAGAATCAGAAATACAAATACTAATAAAATACTACAACAAATATTCTATACGACTTGTTTAATCGTTGTAATTCCGTGGGTATGTCCTGACTTTTATATCTTTAGGACATATATGCCGACGCTTTGTAAATATGATAACTGTAGGACACGGCCTAAAATTGGGGGCGCCTATTGTGCGGCCCATTCCAACGCAAACCAGCCAGAATTATCTCACATAAAATGTAGAGGCGATGAGTGTGCCTCTAAATCCGGCTCCAAAAATTTCAAAGGATATTGCGCCAATTGTTATATCCGGATTTTTGACGACGACCCCCTTACCTTTCAAACCCGATGTAAGACCAAAGAAATAGCAATCAACGAATTTATTCATTGTTATTTTGACGGATTTGCGCATCCGACGCCCCTGTGGTTTGGGACGACCCGCATAGACAACCGTATTTGTATTGATAATACGACATTGTGTATCGAGGTTATAAAAAATCAGTCGGATCCGCTGCCATCCCCAAATAATAATCAAAAACTCATTTTTATCCGATTCAACCCCGGCAAATACATGGTTAAAACACGATCCTACAATCCAATGCTGTATACGCGTCTCCCCCTTTTGGAAAAAGAAATAAATCATCAAATAAATAGGGTATTACAAAAAGAGAATCTAGAGGCTGTTGAAATAATCACGCTTTTCTTTGATTCGACATGATATGAGAAAGGTCAATATTGCGTCCTATGAATTTATCTAAATACTCGTCGGTGTAAACGTCTTTTTTTCCCTCATGCGGTTTCAAAAATACATACTGGTCGCCGTTTTTCTTTACGTCCCAGCCGTCCTCAATTGAATTGTATATGAAAATCATTTTTTGAAATGTCTTTACGTCTATGTTTATTTTGCTTAAATCCATCATTTATAATGGCGACCCATTTTTTTACCCCCATCATTTACGTATGTTTTTACAGGTGCGTTTGATTTTTGGCTTTTAACCAGGGAAAACGACTTTGTAAACAAACATAAAATATACCTAATATATTATTTAGGAATGAATACCCAAGACCAACTTTTGCAAGAAGACAACGCTCGTTACGTGATGTTCCCTATCAAAGACCAGGACATATGGAAGATGTACAAGAAGCAGGTAGATAGTTTTTGGCGCGCCGAAGAAATCGATGTGTCCAAAGACCTTGGTGACTGGGCTAAGATGAATGAAGATGAAAAATATTTCATATCGATGGTATTGGCGTTCTTCGCGGCGAGTGATGGAATTGTAATGGAGAATTTGGCGACGCGATTTATGAGCGATGTCCAGCTAGCAGAAGCGCGGGCATTTTACGGGTTCCAAATTGCGATGGAAAACATTCATTCCGAAATGTACAGTATTTTAATTGAGACCTATATTCGCAACAATGATCAGAAGACCAAGTTGTTCCAGGCTATCAACAATTTTCCATGTATCGCCAAGAAGGCAAATTGGGCGCGCAAATGGATCGGCTATGGAACCGATTCGCAATCAGCGGAGACATTTGCGACACGATTGGTTGCGTTTGCCTGTGTAGAGGGGATCTTTTTCAGCAGCAGTTTCGCCTCTATTTATTGGATTAAGAAGCGAGGACTAATGCCGGGTCTCACCCTGTCGAATGAGTTTATCAGTCGCGATGAGGCGCTACACACGGAGTTTGCGATTATGATTTATTCAAAATTGCAGACAAGATTGTCCAAAGAGCGTATTATGGAAATTATACGCGAGGCAGTGGAAATTGAGAAGGAATTTATAACGGAGGCGTTGCCGTGCCGCCTCATTGGAATGAACGCAAATATGATGGTTCAGTATATCCAGTTTGTGGGTGATCGTTTGTGTCTACAACTTGGAATCGACAAGATTTACGGAAGCGTGAACCCTCTTGATTTTATGGAATTAATCAGTATTGATTCCAAATCCAATTTCTTTGAACGCACAGTGAGTGAATATGCGCTCGCAAATAAAGAAAATAAAGAAGGCGCGTTTTTGCTTACATGTGAGTTTTAAGGTGATCCAATAACCTGTGGAATAATGGCGATTTTTTGGTCTTGCGATAAATCGCTGTACCCTCCTTTTTGATATCCCAAATATTGGTTAAACATATACCATCGCGACTTCGGCATAAGCGATTTCCACAAAATATCATTTTGATAAACCCAATGTTGTTTTGTATAATAGAGGTTGTCGACATTTTCCTTAAAAATCGCACTAAGATGCATCATCATATTACGATTCACCAGATATGCCGCGCCATTTCCGGACGATGAAATGCGCGAAATAATATCATTCGTATATTCACTCACCTGCGCGGCGCACGTGGTAAGCATTATAACGTCCCACTCAAATCCTGCTTCTACCATTTTGAAAAACTCATCGATGTCTCCAACGACCTTATCAACGTCATCAATAAAAATAAAATCATCCTCTAATATTAAGACGTTTTGATACCCCATATTATAGGCCATTTCAAGCGCATTTGCGTGACTAAGTAAACATCCACTGTTGGGACAACCGTTATAACTACACGCGGGAAATCGGGTTGTCGCGTCAGGTTTAACACCGATCCGGACA